GTTCCTACTCCAATAACTTCTAAATCAGGAGGACCGTCATAATTTTGACCTGCTGCTTGAACAAAAGCATCTGTTACCCTACCATTAACAATGGTCAATCCAATTTGACCTAACTCACCATAATTTGTAGTTACAATAGGTGTTTTCTCAAAGTTTATTATATTAGATCCATAATCACGACCTTCATCGTAAAGGATAGTATCAACAACTTTACCACGAACAATAGGAAATGCCTCTATAGTTCTATTGGCATCATCACTGGTAACAACATTAACATCAACAGTTACCGCAGGATAAAAGAAGTCTTGGTATCCAGAACCAGTAGAATCGAATCTAGTGTATAACTTATTAAGATAATTTGTTTGATCAGGTAGTCTTGTAGTTGCTAAACCAGAATTACATAATCTGAAACTATGGTCGTCAATTGTCAATACTTGATACTGTGCAGTTGTTGATAAACCAGTAATTGCAGTTCCATCTGTGCTATAATGAACAACTTCGCCATCTTTGAATCCATGATTAGGAAATTCTATAAAATCCCTAACAGTGCTGATTCCACCAATACTCCCTGTAGGATTTACTGATATTTTTCTATTTGTGTAACCTGATCCACTATCAATTATAGCAATTCTAGATATTCTTCTTTTAGTCTCATAATCGTTAAATTGATGAATACCAATGTTAGAATCACCTGCAGTAGAACCAAAACTTATTGTATTGACACCTGATACCGCATCTGTCTTATTTCTGTAAATTTGGAATATATTTGTTGCTGCAACACCAACATAATAAGATTGACCTTGTACAAGACCAGTATCAAGACCAACAGAAGTGCTAGTGGAAAGTGCTATTGGATTATTGTTATTTGCGTTGTATATTACTCTATCGCCTGTTTTATAGAAATGTTCTTTGTCTAAAATGAATCTATCAGATGAAACATCAATATTACCACCTATTGCAAACTTTTTAGCATTAAAAGTAAGTGATCTGTATGCTAGTTCTGTTATCGCTTCTGCTCTTGCTCCAGATCCATTTCCACCATGAATATCTACGGATACTACATTTTTAATCTCATATTCAACTGGATCTACCAAAATACCAGTAACAGTACCTGCAACCGATACTCTACCATAAGCAGTGTTGATACCAGTCGTACTAGTCTCAAAACCGACTGAAGGTGGGAATGAAACATCATATCCATCACCTGCATTGACTATATCGAAAGATCTTACAGGTCCGTAATAAACACACTTGTCAGATTTGTAATTTGAAATTTCAACACCATTGACCAACATTCCTGTTGTCCCAGTTTGTGTTGGTTCAGATGTTGTCTTTGGTTTTGTGCCATCAGTTAAATTTTGGTCTAAAATAAACCTTTTAAGTGATCCAGAAGGAAAAATAGACTTTCTTGCCTGTTCTACACGAACAAAGTCATGAATTCCTGTAGGAAGCTCTGTAGGAACAAATCCAACCGATATTCCAGACGGAATAAACGATCTTGACTGATATAACTTGATTTTATTGTTTTGTGCTAGTACTTCTACAAAAAATGATGCTCTAGTTAGTCCACCAATCGGTACGGTGTTACCTCTTGGCACATATGCGATTTCTTCCCCAGTTTTAAAGGGTACACTGCTAGAAAATGATAAAATTGTGTATCTATTAGTTAAAACATCATATCCTTCAAAATCAGCATTTCCTATCTTAGGATCTGTCAATGTTGCAGTTATTTTCTCAGTTGTTATGTCATATGAAGGAATAGAGTTAGATGCAACATAACCTTCCTTTAAATTAGTCGGAGAATACTTAGCATCAAGAATATATGTGTTAGTTACATCTGCAAGTATCTGATTTTGTCCACCAATGACCTCAACCGTTGAACTACTTGCTTTTTCTTGCACTCTTCTTATATCATAGTCAATACCAGACCCTGCTGTAAAGGTTCCAGAGAGCGTTACCTGATTTAGTGCAGTATTTACGAAGTTTACATTTAAACCTGTTTGAACGACCGTCTGGGTGTTTCTGATAACGATTTCTACGGTATCATTCTTCTTTAAACTTGCTTTATCAATCCTTCCCTTCAAAGTAAAGGTAGTTCCGAAGAATTGTTCTATTTCATACCTTGCACTAGTGTTATAAATCCAAGAATTGAAAAATACTTGTGAATATGTTTGATCTGTTGGTGGATTCTTGACATATCTTCCTAAGTTCTTAACTTGAATGCGAGATTGCTCAGTTAGTCCATATAAGTTCTGTAAAGACTCAAAACCACTAATTACACCAGTCAATCTCATGTTGACTCGCTTACTTAAGTCGTTATTTTCAAATCCATAGACTAAAGTAGGTGCATATAACTCAGTTGCTGATGGAATCTCTTTTAATGCGGTTGTAACACCAATAAACTGGTTTACAGTCTTTTCTGTATAGTCTAATGTCTGATAGAACGAGTCATCAGCTACTCCTACTTGGAAAGTACCTGTTTTTCCAAATCCTATGGTAGAATCAACAGTAATTACAGTTGCACCTATTCCAATAGTGCCAACTGCTTGTGTTTTGCCTGGTATTACAAAATTACCTTCAATCAAGTCTCTATCATCAAAACCAATAAAGACAGATATGCGATAATAGTCATCTCTTATCTGTACGACATCTGAAATAGGTCCTGATGCACCATTTACTAAATCATTGCCTACTTCGTTGTCTTGATATAGTGTTTGACCGATCAAATTAAGAGGATCACCCGATATTACCCTAACAGCAAAGGATTGTCTTCTCAAATAGTTGGCATATGATGGTTTTATTAGATATTGCTCAAGATCGTTAATTTTTGGTTCTAAACCAAACAATGCTTTGAATAAAATCTTAAATGACTCATCAGTACCTTTAGATTCATATAAACTTCTTGCTTCCTTGATAAAATTGTTTACATCAAGTGTAGGACTTAGTGTAACACCTTCTAAACCAGGTGTATATTGTGCTTTTAACTTAGTGTAGAACTCTTGTAGAAATAATGCACTTAAATTTTGTATATTTGCACCAGAATCGTGTTCAGCAGGTGTAGTAGATGTATATGTTAGATTGTATGGGTCGTTAACAGTGCGGTATGTTGTAATACCACTAAACCCTCTTGTGCATCCTGTAAATGTATTAGTAGTTACTCCTGTGTATGTTATTATCTCATTGTCAATCTTTAAAAGACCATATTCCTGTGGAAATCCTTTGGTATTAGGGGAAACTGTTATAGTATCGGTTGTAGAGTCAATACCAGATGCAACAGTAGCTACTCCTGCTACAACTTCTTTTGTTAAGTTATCAATTTTAATATATTTGTCAATATTCTCCCCAATATCAAGAGAACCACCTTGATATTCCTGTGATATGTAATATTGCTTTAGAAATTCTTCTAATAGTGGGTTTTCTGCCTTTGCAAACTCTGGAGTTTGATCTCCGACAACTTGATAGGTCTTAACCCTTGAAGATAGTGGACTGTAAGTTTCTATCATTCTTTTTATGACCTAATTATAGTACCATTTGAGTAACTAGAGGTTGTTCTATATCCAATTCCAGATATTTGTTGTCCAGAAGATATCGTGTCTCTGACCATATTTATCTTGGTATTTGCCATGTCTAATTGGAGGTATAAATCCTTCAATCCTATGATATCATTAGATTCTGGAAATGCTTGAATCTCTATTAGACCACTTCCACGAGTTGTGCTAGTAATATTCAATGTATTAATGATAATTTCACCTTTTACATAATCTACCGTTCCTGCTGATGGAAGAACAACAGAAGATGAATCTGATTCAACCTCTGCTAACTGAATAACTGCTAATTGTCCTGTTTTTAGGTCTGGATTTGGAATATCTGTAAAGTATAGAAGATCAGATCGACCAGAAATTGTAAATCCTGTACTTTTGATGTTTCTACCATCTTTGTTTACATGAAATTCATTACCAAAGCATAATTCATACTGAGCAAACGAATTAAAAACAGGTTTCAAGTCTCTACGCATTACAACTTTAGTAATATTTGATGTAATTGCCTTATTTGTATCGTCAATAACTGCTACAGAGTCAGAATACTTAAATCTTCCTCCAAATCTGTTCAAATTAGTAGATCTTCCGTAATTTGTCAACGATTGAGTTACTTGTGCTTTCAAAGTATCAGTTTCATCGTATACATTTGTGTTATAATAGACTGCACTATCAAGTTCAATGTATAGAATCTTAAGATCGACTATTCTTTGGTTAATTCCTGCTATTGCGTAATTCTTTAATTGATCTAGAATTCTTGTTTTAGTAAAATCAGATAAAAATGTTGCATTTCTTGGTTTTATGCTTAGTACAACAGTTCCAAACTCAGGTGGATCTAATTCTTCACCGCCAACTACTGAAACAGACTCTGCATCAGGAAAAACACTCTGTACTATTGCCTCGTAATCCTTTGTAGTGACTGCTCGGTACTGTGATGAGTATACTCTGGGTGCAATATACTTAATAGACTCAATATCTTCTATATCACCACCACCTTTTGCGTTTTGTATGGTGTTTATAACAGGTGTTGCACTTGCAGCGAGTGGATTACCCGCATCATCTACCGCATCTGCACTATATGAGAAGAATTTACCATCATTTCCTGCTTTTCCATCAGTAATAATGTAACTTACTTCGATAATATCACCATCTCCTAGTTTTGTACCAAAAAATCCATCACCAAATAGCAATTCATACTTCTCATCCTTGATTTCTTGTATCAAATAGATGTTAGATGTTGAATCTAGTGCTGTAATATTGTCAATTCTTGAATATTCTAGTCCTGCAGTAGCTCCACCCTTCCTTACAAACACTCTAATGGACTCAGTATCAATAAATGAGTTCTCTAATATAAATCTTTGGTCTAAACTACCGTTTACTACAAAATTTTTCTTTAAAAGAGTGCCTTGATACACTATTAAGTTCTCAAATTTAGCAGTTCTTGGTGGATTTACTAAAATATTGCTTCCTTGATCAACAGGAGATGCTGCAATTACATCTTCTGGGATAGAAAATGTAAAAGAAGTGTTATTTGATGCTCCAACACAAACTAATCCTTTGTTTAATTTTACTGTATTACTATTTCCGTTAAATTTAAAGTCAAAATTGATGACTGCTTGAGCAGATTTACGAGATCTTGGTACATATCCTATATTTCTTGCCAAAGAAACGACATTTTCTCTCAAAGTAGCTGAATCCAAGAAGGATTCATTGACTACCATGTTACTATTGAACGCTGAAATGTAAGTATTGTATGCCAAAATGTCAATTAAGATCGACATGTTCGATCCTTCAAAGTCAAAATCAGTAAAATTACTGTTTGATCTTAAATATTGACGAATCTGATCCTTAATTTGATCAAAATCTAAATTTGTAAACTTACTTACTGGCATTTTGTTACCTAGTTGCCTCTAAAATGAACGCAAACCCCTGTATACCCTTTGGTTCTCCAACAATTTGATAGTTAATTTCCATCTCATACTCATTTAAGTCAGGTCTAGGTGTTGCTGTTACAGCAACATTTGCTACTCTTGGTTCAAATGTTGTTATAAGTGCCCTAACTTCGTCTGCTATGACTCCTCCAGTTGCAACATCACAAAAACCAAAGAGAAGATCTGATACTTCTGACCCAACATCACTGTAAAATCTTTCATTTATCCTAGTTTGAACAAGATTTCTTACAGAACGCATGATTGCTCTCTCGTTTTTAAGTACTCCTAAGTCTCCTGTTACAGGATTTGGTACAAAATCGAGTGTAATATCTTTATAAGAGTGGGATCTATTGACTGCCATCAAAATTGGCACAGGGTTCGTGAGTTATTTATACCCTATTTTTTAATTTTTTTTAACTACACTCAGAACTATGCTCCATTTCGTAGTATTCATCCTCATAATGTAGTCCATCATTGCCATTTTGACCTATGACATCCATTCTTTTCTCGTCCCATTCGGCATCTTTTAGTATTTCTTCATATAAAGAGTCATCTCTTAGTAGTTTCTCATCTATATGATGTCGTATTTTCTTAAGGCAATCCTTCATAGGGATGGTTTCTACTCCAACTATCTCGTCGGTTATAGAACCATCCTGTTTAATAGTGAACTTTACAGTAATCATCGAGGAACGCTCGCTATTTTTTGCCCTGCCCACGGTATTTTTTTCGAGCAGCGTTTCGGGACGACGCAGAATATTTTGTATTCTGACCGTTACCCTGCCTAGTTTTCTTGTTTATCTTCCTATCTATCATTATATAATCCTTGTTTTCTCATGTCCAACTCTAATTCTAGGATCACACCATATCTCAAACCCTGCTTCTAGTGCATCTAAACAGAATGATACATCTTCTCCACACATATCTTGTACATCACCTGACTCAAAGACTTGCATCTTAGGTGCAAACCAAGGATACTTCATATCTTCATGTTCCCATACACCATTCTTAATAAGAACCCAACCAAAACCAGTGTAATCGACTGTAAATGGTTTCTTTCTCTTAGACATGGTTTCACCAGTCTCATGATTCATGACTCCTCCATTATTTCGGAAGTTGTCTTCATCCAACCAGTGAGCAACTGAAGTGGTTTGACCATCTTCTGTCATATACCAACCTGCTGCTATATCTTTCTCCATTAGGACTAACTGTAGTAACTGTTCTGTCTTGAAGACTATATCAGAGTCTATCCATAACTGATAGTCATACTTTAACTTACCATCCCAAGGTATCTGATCAGGTCCTCTGAGAACATTTGCTCCTAAGCACTTGCAACGAGCAAAGTTAACCATACTACTATAATCTTGTGATATTTGTATGCTAACTCCATGTTGAACTAAGTCAAATGCCATTTGAACGAAGTTCTTTAGAAACACATATGAACATCCACGACCTGGCATACAGAAAACGAGAGACTTACCTCTCAATAGTTCCCATGCTTTATCGTAATCCCATTCTGCAGTCGCCTTTTTCTTGGCAGGTGACTTTGCCTTTACAGTAAATCCTTTAGCCATAATGATTGTAACACTTCATTATTATAACACATTATATAGTGGTTGACAATTAGTGGGAAATATAACATTACCTGATACAGATATACGAGTGACATCGCTCTTATACGGTACAACCATATGGAGACAATTAGAAGGGAAAATATAGAAATCCCCTTTGTTAGGAAAGAAAAACTTTCTCCGATCATTATGAGTAAACATGACAGAACCTGGTGTAGGACCGTTATTAGTTAAATTCAGTCTTTGCTTCTCTGTTTCTAGCTCTGGTACATCATTCAGATATATGATAAAACTTATAGACCCCTTATGATCATGTAATGGATTGCAGTCATGCTGCTGCATATAGTTGATCCATAGACTATCAATATACCAATACGACAACCACTTGTTAAATGTGTTGTCTTCATGCTTTGCCCATATGTGCATATAATCAACTAACTTGCCTCTAATCGCCTGTGAGAACCATTTACGGAAGTCTGGAGTGTAATTCCATTCATCATGTGTATTCATTGCTAAGTCATTCTCAGCATTGAACTGTTCATGGTTACGAATTGCGTCGCCCTGCTCTAATAAGTCCTTTATAATACTATCACTAATAGTAGTTTGCCATATAGGAGGACCCCATGTGTGAACTTTATCCATGAAAAGGTGCGTTGTAGTAGAGGTTTGCTGATAAGGATACTCTTTCTGCACCCTCAGTCTTATGTGGCATTACCATATGATGTAAACCTGATGGGAATATAAACAGTTCTCCTTGCTTTGGTTCAAATGTCTTCTTAGAATCTCCCCACGAGAATGTGATAGAACCAGGTGCAGGAGCAGTTCCAAGCACCTTGTCCGTATAGGTAGGTATTTGTAGGTACAACACAATAGACAAGTCTCCTACATGATTGTGGAGTGCTGTCATATCATGTTCTTTGTAGTAGTTAACCCATATATGGTCGAATGCCCAGTTACTTATATCATCATCGGTAGGAGCAGGTAGTTGGTTGTGCCGACTATAACCTGCCAAATACTTTTTAAGATGGGGTTTAAAGATCCCCCAGAACCAATCCTGTGTCTCTTTAGGTAGATGCCATTGATCATCAAAGTTAAAAGGTAGCATAGGTGTGGCAGACTTATCACCACGATAGTAGTTCGCCCTTTTAAGTATTACACTAACTACATCCCAAGGTATTGTAGTTCGCCATAGGTAAGGACCCCATGTATAACCTTCAGTACGAAGCATCTGTTAAAACACCACTATCAACAAGTTCACAATCTGTACCTACACACTCGTATGTAATACTGTCTGTGTGGTACGATCTATATATTCTCCCCCAGATGACATCGAATTCATGCTGATCTAGGTTCTTAAACAAACACTTATCCTCAAAGTAGATGTGATATGTCTTGTTCATGCTTCTGAGATGTAGATTCCTTCTTCGTATAGTTCTAATGTAAGTTCTTGATCCTCGTACAGATCTAATTGTTGTACAAAAGACTCAGGTATCGTGATTATGTATTCATCAGTAACTGAGTCAACCCTCACAGGCAATGTAATCTTGGAAAATTTTTTCACTAATATGTGGACTGACCGTTTGTTTTTATATATCAGAAATTTTTTTTTCAGACTGATAACGAAAGGTCGAATTGGGTCGTTTATAGCTTAGAAAGGTTCCTTAGCATTAAAACCCCCATTATAAAACCATAAAAAATATTTAAGAACGAAAAACACTGTCCTTAATTGTATAATAGTGAGTGCAATTCTGCATCACATTCTTATTACTTAAGACTGCCAAGTTACTGTGAGTTGTTATTAATTAGTCTGTTAAATCATAGTTCTTAATTAACTATTAGTATTATAACATAATTCTCACAAATTAACAACAACTGTGTGAGTCTTAATTGTTACATAATGCTGACAATTTACTGGACTATGTGTAATTTTGTGTATCTGTGAGTTGACATTATTTTTTTCTTATGATACACTCGCTAAGTACACAATAAGATCTCACATTTACTGCTAATTGTTTATATTTAAGGAACATACAGTTATTGTTATAAATCACGCATATATGTTTATTTTGATATTTAATAACTTTGCGTAATTGTGTGTTAATTGTTGTTATTAACTGTAATGCTCTTAAATGTTACTTAGTGTCAAATGTGTGAGAACTATTTGTATAACTGCGATCTACACATTATGCGGTGTTTGTGTTAATTAGTACGCAATCTTTCCACTCATTAGGAAATATTAAGACACAACATTTAGTAGTTTTGTATTTACTATTATTACAACTTACTGGTTTCTCACTAACACAAAAGGTAATGTAAGTATCACTAATAAATTGTACTATCCCCACCATATTGTTATGTTTAATTGTTAATCCAACTTGAAAGTCTTTAAGTCTCATTAACTTTTAGGGCGGTCGATTCTCGTTACTATTTAATACTCTTAGCACTCAGTTATGCTCTCTAATTGTATATCAATAACATTAGAATCTTCATCAATTATATTAATTAGTGACCTTATTTGTTTAGTTCCGTAACCATTTATGAACAGTAAACAGTCCCCACTATCTAATACTTTATAAGATACAATTAAATCATCTTGTGTATATGTTTCAGCGATAAGTTGCAACAAATATTCTTCTTTACCATAGTAATTTGTTGATAATAATATCTCACACTCGGCAACATAACCACTAAAGAAATTGATATCTTTGCTTAGTTTGTCAATAGTTAATGATGTTTTTCTGGGCATTGTTTGTTAATTAATAAGGGACTAAGTATAAAGAAAAGGTAGTCTTAGACCAGACTACCACTAACAAAATCAAAAGTTTTACCTGCATAAGATATAAACCACTCGTAATTCTTTTGAAAAACTCTTGTATGTGGTCTAAACTCACTAAGTAATGCATTTAACCTAGATTTAGTTGTATTAGATTGCCAACCACCGTCATATATTGCTACGAAGTCATTATTTAAGGTCGCAATGTGGTTACCATGTAGTAATACTGTAACATTGCCATTATTAGGGTTTTTGGTTACTGTAGTATTAGATGATGCCCAGTTAGTAGAACCACCTGATAATAGTGATCTGATTGCCATGTTCATTTGTGTTTCAACTTGTCTCATAATAATAATAAAAATAGAATGAATAGAATAAAGAATAAAAAGATTAACCCATGTAAAATGGTGATGGGTTAGTTGTAGTATATCCGAATGAACTGAAAAACTCATCTAATAGAGTTGGACATAACTCTTGATTGAGTTCCCAGTCTGACCTTCCAGTCTCAGGGTCGGTTACCCTTCTACCAGAATATAGATCAACGCCACCTATATGATTAACCTCCCAGTCGGTTAGTTCATCACAAAAAACTTGAAAAGTCTCGGATAATTCTGCGATATCGTTAAATTTCTCAACTTCTTTGATTCTGTTGATTAGTCTGTTTGTTAGTTCGATATTGTACATATTAAAAAGAAAAATGAATGAATGAATGTTTATATTATTAGTATGACACATTTTTTAGGGATTCGTGGGTCATATTAGCGAATCGTAACAATTAGTTACATTTAATCCTGATCGGTATATTCTCCGTCAACTACCCTAGTTCCGTTTAGGGCATACCATACAACCTGAGCATGACCAAATTGCTGTGCGAGGTCATAACATAAACCCCAAGAATCATCAAGAGATGAAACAGACTCTTTAATGTTTGTGTTTGGAACTTCTACGAAATATTCAGTAAGCATATAAAAATAAATTAATTGATTGATTGATTATATACCTATATTAAATCATTTTTTTCCAAAGTGCGAGCAAAAATGGACGATTTCTTTACTGTCTATTTTGATTCTCAAATATCTTGTATGAGTCTTAATTTCGTAGTCATCATGTACGATAGTGAGACTCATACAATATTATTGAGATTAGTGATTCCTCCATACATCATCATTGTCTGACCAATAATAATCATGTCTCAAATTTGCTTCCCATGTAGCATCATAGTCAATTACTAACCAGTTCGGGATTGATTCATCAATTAATTCATGTTGGTCAATAAAATCTTCTTTACTATCATAGTTCCCTAGATAACAATCAACATCTATTGATGAAACATATTTGATGCCACCAATACAGTCAATATATTCTTCTATAACTTCTTGCTCTCTACCGTATGCATAAACATTGTTGACTAAGTAAATATAATCTTCAAAATGATTAATATTTGATTCTCCGTAAGTATCAACAAAATCTAAAATTTCATCTAATCCATAATCAGAATAATTATCAACTAATTCATCAATAACTTTTACAGTTTCTGGATTTAATGTTTCTTGATAGTTTGCTTTTAATGTGACCATGAAATTTAAAAAAGTTGGATTGAAATTTGCTTATAATCTATTATTACATATTTTTCTGAAAATAAAACCGTCTAGTGTGACAATATTATTTCCGTCACTATGAGAAGTTGTTTTTTTGCTCCCAGTACATAGAATTAAACTCAGCGATATTAAAATAATCATCACAATGATATTTTATATTTTCGTCAGGTGTTGTTCCCTCCACCATAAAAATAAATTCTTCACAAAAATGTTGAACTCTAGCAAGTTTTAACTTATCAATCGCTTTAAGCATTTCTTCAATTTCTTCATCATTCATACCGCAATGTTCGATACAAAATTTGAGATTTGCCATTGTACCTTCAAGGTGTTTTGGTAGTTTATTTTTCTTCATTTGAGTTAGGGAATAGGTTTTCTAAGATTTGTTCAGATAACTGTCTTTGTTCTCTGTCCATGAGTACATGATAATATTTGAGTGAATCGTAAATCAACTCATATTCTTTTCTGTTCATTATATTGAACCTCCATACATTTGTTTGTCAAAATCAAACACACTTACTAAAATGTCTCTGACTCTCTCTCTGTCAAGACTATCGCCACCGCCATATGTGAACGGCACTTGATCGTTTTTTCTTCTTTTGTATTCTTTCATTAACAAATCAATCGCTAATAAAATTTCATACTTAGTCACTAACTGATTTGTTTTCTCATGTTTCATAGGATATAATGCATCACTTGATCCATAAAAAGAAAACACATAGTCGGCAAATTCAAGAATTTCCGCACTTATTCGATCTGTTTGATTCATAAAATTTGGGTTTGCTATACCTCTATTATAATAGTTAGACCAAGTGAATGGGAAATTAGTGGACGGAATTTTCATTGGCATAAGTCCTCAAATTTTCTTCTTGCAGATTTCTCAAGTGCCAATATCACTCCTTTATGTGTGGATATCTCAGCAAACATATCTGAAGTCAACTTGTTTGCTTTACAAAAATCCTCGATTGCTTCGTCAAAACAACTTTCTAATAACATTTCATTTTGTAAACAACTCATTTTTTAATCCTCCTTTTTGATAACATTAATTCGTTGTATGCGGATTCTATTAAATCCTCTATCTCTTTACCAGTCATAACCATGTTGTTAAATTCTGGTAGTTTGTATAGTTTGTTTTGGTCAAGTACTTTCTTAGTCATTAGTTAGAACCTCCATTGTTAAAAAACTTATCTGAAAGACTCTCGTATGCTTTTTGATCTATGTGACTAGGTAAACCTATGTCATCAAAGTATTGTAACATATCTAACATTACTTGATCTTCATCAGTTGTAAATTGGTATTTAAAAATCACTTTGCGAACTCCGTAAAATAAGGTGTGTTGTATGCGTCAGGGTTTTGACTGGGGAATTGATGTAATCTCTGAACTTGCTCTACTGCAACAATGTAACCAGTCTTATTGAAATAGTCATCAGCAATGATGCAAGCGTGTTTGTAATCAGTTGTAAATTGAACTGGACTTGTGTAGATGATGTACTTCAAATAAAACTCCTGTTTGTTTATACTACTATTATAATCGCAAATGTGCCAAATTTAAACAAAAAGTGGACAGAGTTTTAACTGTCCTAGTATCCTTTAATTCCTCCGTCCCCATAAACTTCTTCCATGAGAGTGTCATATAATTCTTTGATAGCAACAACATCAAAATATTTGTCAGTCAGGTCATCAAGTATTTTGGATTGTGTTTCACTATCATAGTTTTTACTCAAGTCTCTAATTTCTTTGATATAATAGTTTTTGTTCATTAGTCTAACCACTCCACATTGATAGTAATTTCATTCGGTGTTAAATCTCTATCGAAAATGAATAAATGTTCATCATCAGTAATTCTATTTGAAAATGTCTTTTTAATCTCGTCAACATTTTCGATTAGATATAAAGGTATGAATGGCATAAAATTCTGGACTACTTCATCAAGTGTAATAGAGAATTTACCAGTTGCATATAACATATCAGATAGATCATCTTGTAATCCCATCAACAAGTCTCTATCTTCATGTATGTACTCCATGAGTTTTTCTCTTGAGATAATTGCTTTAAGCATAGTTCTAAGTTTCATAAAAATGATGTAAGTCTGTGTGGTTTATTATTTTCAAATGAGAGAGAATTTAATCTGCAACCTAGATATTTCTCTATCTTTACCCATAGGTCATTATGCAATTCATCATCATTATTACCTTCCCCATACCAAATGCCATAAGCATTATCAACTTTGAAATCCAAATCCTCGATTTGTTTTTCTGTTTTTAAATACTTATCGTATTCAATATTAGTGACGATAAATGATTTGTTCATAAGACCTCGATTGCTATACTACCATTATAGTCGGTAATGTTTGAAATTTAAACAATTAATGGACAGAGTTTATATTGTCACATTTAATGGTCTGCCCAGATTATCTTTTTGCTAAAGTTGGCAATGTCGAAACATATTTCACACATACAATCAACTTTAGGATAATGCTCTCGCCAATAGTATTTTTCTTCATAGGGTGCGTCCCAGTAATAATAGAGGTCAGGTTTATAATCTGGCAATGCTCTAATAGACGGTTCTCCGTCAGTATGTTCATCATCAAAGTTGCCACAAACATCACATAATGCCATTAGTTAAACTCCATAGGATAGCGGACTTCCTTTTCAACTGCATCTTTCATTACATCATACATTGAAAATGCAGGGTCATCAAGGTCATCACAATACTTAAGTGTGTCAATAACCATTTCCATAAGTTTGATAATGGTTTTTTCTCTTGGTGTTGTTTTGTACTTTGTCATTTTAATTGAATCTCATAATCAATAGATTTTACACACCAACCACTTGCTGATGTGATTTCTTCAACTAGATCATCTTCACTATCTGCTTCCCAAACACCTAGTGCTAAATCTCTAAGTTCAATTTCTTCATCAAATGTGAGTTTGAATCCGTTGGCATAATCGTCATCAAAATCAAACTCAACTTCAGTTACATTGAATTTCATGAGTTTGTTTCCTCTAAAACTAGAACTCTGTAAATGTTCAATAGTTTATTAAGGTTGACTCCTTCCATGTCAGTCCAGTTACCAACATAATCTAACTGACTTTCATCATATCCACCTGATATTAAACTAGGTGCGGATATGAACTCAAATTGAGAGTCAATAAAGAAATGCCTACCAAAATAATCTGACTCAAAACTTTGTACTGGTAAAAACTTACCATTTGGGTCGTTATTGAATTTTTGGAAATCATAAGTTCTCATGTTACCTTTTTTTTGTTATACTCTATTATTGCATATTTCAAATGCAAAAACTATGGTTAGTGGTCAGTTTGTAAACTGTTCTTCTTGCCTATCCCAAAATAATTTGAACAGTTTAGAATGTATCTGATCTAATTCTGGATTAATGGGAACTCTACTAGAAACATAGTAGTATAAACTTTTTAATTGTTTATCAGTTAGTTTTAATCTATTAATCTTCACTATAATCTACCTCCAAAGAATCAATAAAGTCAACACAATACTGAGTGAATTTCTTTACATCAATAGGTGCAACCTTATCGTTTTCTTCTCCAATATAATAAAATTGCTTATTAATATTAGAGATTAAATTAAGAAGTGCTGTTTCATTTTTAGTGTAATCCATTAATCCCACTCCATAGTTGGTTGATTTTCTCCTTTGATATCTGATATGATATTTGGAAGTTCATCTTCCCAGTAGTTTTTTGCTTCATCAAGAAATTCATTATCAGGTAGTTTATCAAAATACCCGCAATAGTCATCAAATACAAATTGAACTAAATCTTCCATTGACATTTGACTAGCAATTCTATCTGCTAAATGACATCTAAGTTTGTCTAACTCATTCTGAGTCATACCAGTTTTTTCTAATTTAAGATGATCGTTTGCGTTCATGAGTTTTTCCCCTCTATTAGTAATAGCATTAATTCGTTATACTGATAAGTTTCGTATGCTCTCTTATCCTCTGGTATGAAATCTTGCCAGTCTGTACCCTCGATTCTGTAGGATAGTTGACCATCTTCAACTTCATACTCAAATGTTGTTCCGTCTATTTTTGATGTGTATTCTTTTATCATGTGTTTTGATTAATAATGTCCCATGTTGAAATAAATGACTCTAACCATGTGACTTGCATTAGAGTTAGTTTGTCTTTAGTGTCAGCACCATAGAGTAGGTCATCAGCACTAAGTCTAGGTAATTTTTGTTTCTTACACCAGTCTGTGTAAACATCAGTAAGAAATAACATTTCTTTTGGCATTATGCTAACTCCAAATCTGATAGGAAACATTCTACTGTTTGCATTTCATACTCTACAACATCAGTCATAATAACTGCATAGTTGTTAAGTGGTTGATAAACTACAACATGACCAGTTAGATCATCATGTATTTTTGATTTGACATTTGAACCTAGTTTAATCATTTTGTAATTCGTTTGTTATACTACTATTATAAAGGAAAACTGTCCAAAATTAAACAAATAATGGACAGTAATTAAATTGGTTTATAGGTATCCTGCTACCTCCATGCCTTCTTCATCATAGAACCATGATATACTAAGATCAGGGAACATTTCCCTTAACTTGTAACATATTGACTCAGGTGGACTCCATGCTGTGTTAAATGTCATTCTTAGGTAGTCATCTTCATCTTGATCTATTTCGACAGATTTGGTTATGTCCCATTTAGTGTCCCAGTTGGCAATATTCCAGTTGTACCATCTATCGTCATTCTTCTTACTTTTTGGAAATTCTCTTGTGACGAACATAACAGTACCATCTGGATTTTTATGCTCAACTTCTACTGGTAATTCTCCATCTTCATTAGGTGTATTATCCCAGTCTGGACTAGGTATAATCTTACCAAAGACTGTATCCTCTGACATAAAGATGTCTCTGACTTTTGCTAGATCAGTTGCATCATTATCTGACCCTGACCCATATACTGTAACTCTATTGTTGCACCAATTTGGCATTTGGAAAACTCCTTTGAATAAAATGAGGGCGGTAAGGCGGTGGCGAATTGCATTACTTACGCTTTAATGATAACAATAAAACCTAGTCAACCCTCTGACTATACTACTATTATAATTGTAAATGTCCAGAATTTAAACAAAAAGTGGACAGAGTTTTAATTGGCACTATCCGTATGGAATATCTCCCATGCAAGCAAGTTGTAAAATCCAATCTGCCATAGTGCTATCACAAATATAATCTATTGGACTGTCATTAGTCCACATATCTCTGGTCATGTAATCAAACACTTTCTTACGATTACTAGAATGTAATTGAATCTCAACCTTATTCTCAGCGATCGCAACAATGCATTGCTCAATTTGATTTTTTGTGATATTATATTTCTCTCCAGACATTTCATCTAATACCTCGATAAAATCAGTCTGGTCAAAATCATAATTAATCTGACTTGCCCAGTAGTTAGAACCATAAGATGCCATTACTAAAATCTCTTTTAATTCTTCCTCTGTCAGTCTGTATTCAAATTTAATTGTCTGTGTCATGTGTCCTCCCTGATATCACAAAAATGAAAGTCATAGAACATATCGTCCCTATCAACATCACTATCTGCATAGTAACCTTTATTATAAAGTGAGATTGCTTCCTCTTCGGTTTCTGCGTAGATAGTAATATCATTGTAACCTACGAACTTCTCTTGTACTATAAATGTTTTCATTTAAACCTCCTCTATGCTCTCAATAACCCACTCCCCAGTAAATTCATTATCTACTGGAAATGAATTAATATCTGCTCTAGCAAGTTCTCTTGCTTCTTCTTTAGTGTCAGCATCAACTAATACACAAAAATAGTTTACCTCTGAACATTCAACTCTGAATTGATTTTTTGGTTCTGGTTTAGTCATTGATTTGTATGTTATACTCTATTATTGCATATTCTAAATGCAAATACTGTAGTTTGTGGACACTTTACCAACTGTTTCTGAATATGTGACCATAAGTGTAATCAGACATATCGCAGTCAATTTCAAAGTAATCGTATGATAATGCATTATCCCATGTCTCTTGCCAATTAACTGAAACCCATGCAGGTAAATCTCTTATGTAACCAAGTTCTTGACAAATGGATTCTGCAAAGTCTCCACCTGTCTCATATTGACCTTGATACAATTCTTCAAAATGTTCAAATGCTTCTGCGTCCATGTCAAAGTGATTTCCGAAATTATCAACTAACTCTGTACCATAGTCATCACATAGTCTGTGGTATGTTTCATAATGATCTCTGAACTCTTCCTCTGAGAAATTCTCAATAAACCTACACATTTCATTATAATCCCAGTTGTAGAGTAAATTAAGACCGTCTAGTTTCTCTTGTGTCTCCTCTTGCATTTGTCCAGTTGGTTTACCCATTAATTTCTCTCTTGTATGTTATACTTCTATTATGACATATTTAATGCGATAGTTAACGGATTGTGTATAGCTTTTTCAACTGGCACTCTCTTGTCAATCAACTCAGCATAAGACTCATGCAACTCGCACCCTATGTAATGCCTACCTAATTGCTTTGATACCATTGCAGTAGTTCCTGACCCCATAAATGGGTCAAGTATTATATCTCCCTTTCTACTCCCTGCTAATATGCAAGGTTCGATTAAGTCAGGTGGAAATACTGCAAAATGAGTTCCCTTATATGGTTTAGTAGTTACTGACCAAACAGATCGTTTATTCTTTTTATCTGACGATACAACTTCATCTGTTTTTAATTCATAATGAGTTAATCCTTCATTTATGATATTCCACTCTTTTGAAAAATCATCTATGAGTAATCTTATTTTCTTCCAATCTTCTATACTTGGATATGCAAACCCAGATTCATCAAATCTGAACCAATGTTCTATCTTTGTTAATGGAATATCACTATTTTCTGCTAATGTTTTTGCTTTGGTTCTTGATCTCAAAAACTCAACAAGTTGTTTCTGTGTTGGTAACTTGGTTCTTACTGCAACTAGATTGTCCCCTCGATTTGCGTGGATTCCCTGTCTATGTTTGGACTCATTTTCCTGAGTTCCATATTTACCATGTGATGACTCTGGTTCTAACCAAACAGATCGTTTATTTTTCCTGTCATAAGACTTGGATAAACCAGTATGAGGAGATAACCCAGTACCACTATTATGGTACTTACCCTTTGTGCGATCTCTTGTTCCCCAGTCTTTTGCGGGTTCTTTGATTGCTTCATTGTCATAATAATACTTTTTATTTTTACTTAAAAGAAAAATGTATTCATGTGATTTAGTACACCTATCTTTAACTGACTCTGGCATAGGGTTAGGTTTATGCCATATTATATCTTGTCTAAGATACCAACCATCATTGCGTAATGCAAATGCCAATAACCAAGGGATTCCAATAAGGTCTTTCTCTTTTAATCCCTCTAATTTATTTGCTCTACGATTACATTTAGTAGGTAAATCTTGATTAGTTTTTGATACTGATTGCTTAACTAACCCTTGACCTTTTCCAGGTCTATAGTTATAATAACTATCCCCTATGTTTACCCATAGGATACCATCATCAGATAATACATTTCTAACTTCTCGGAATACTTCCACTAAGTTATTAATATATTCTTCGGGTGTACTCTCTTGTCCTATTTGATCGGACTCCCCTCCATAATCCCTTAGACCATAGTAAGGTGGACTTGTTACACACATTTGTACCTTACAGTCTATGGTTTTGAGAGTGTCCTTACAGTCTCCGTATAATATGGTATCTTTCATTAATTTAGATTAACCCTCTTAATGTCAACATTACCATATTGTTCTAAGACAGTTCTCTTAGCACTATCATAGTTGGTTGCAGGGACTTCAACAGTAATCAGTCCCATATCATTGCGATAGAATGTAACTGATGCTGTGCGGTTGTTTGTATCAAATAGAGACATAATAATAAAGTAAGTTAGGATACTGGTGGAATAGTGGTTAAGTTTTTAACAACTTGTATGCTAGTTCCATCACGATTTTGAATGAAATTTTTTGCAGCAGTTGGTGTGCTTGCTGTTACTTCTTCTGTAATTTCTTTGGAAGTTCCATCAACTA